TTTTTTACCAAGAAAAGCTAACATTACAGAAAAACATACTAAAGGCGATAAGCGACACGATCAAATATTCGATGGTACAGCTACTCACGCTTTAGAATTATTATCTTCATCTTTAAATGGTATGTTGACTAATACTGTTTCTCCATGGTTTATCTTAAAATTTAGAAACCAAATGGCAGCTGACAATGATGCTGCGAATGAATGGTTAGAAACTGTATCCAAAATCATGCAGCAAGTCTTTGCAAGATCAAACTTCCAACAAGAAATATTTGAATTATACCATGAGCTTCTAGCGTTTGGTACGTCTGCTATGTTTATTACAGATGATGTTAAGGATGATTTAAGATTTAAAACTTTACATATTTCAGAAATATTTATTACAGAAAACGAAAAAGGTTTAGTTGATAGTTTAACTAGAAAATTTCAAATCAAAAATAAAAACATCCCAGCTTTATATGCGGATGCAAATCTACCAAGATCAATCCAAACAGATATAGAAAAATTCCCATACGATGACACAAGTATTATTCATTCTGTTTATCCAAATGATAAACCAATGGGTTATGACAATTCAAAAAATATGGATTATGTTTCTTGTCATGTTCACGAAAAAACTGGAACTCTATTAAGAGAAAGTGGATTTAAAGAATTTCCTTATGTTGTACCTAGATATTTAAAATCTTCATCAAACGAAATTTATGGAAGATCTCCAGCGATGAATGCTTTACCAGATACGAAGATGTTAAACACAATGTCTAAAACAACTATCAAAGCAGCTCAAAAGCAAATTGATCCACCTTTAATGGTACCCGATGATGGTTTTATTTTACCTATTAGAACTGTACCTGGAGGATTAAATTTTTATAGATCTGGAACTAGAGAAAGAATTGAACCATTACAAATAGGTTCAAACAATCCTCTTGGTTTAAACATGGAAGATCAAAGAAGAAAAGCTATTAGGGAAAACTTTTTTGTAGATCAGTTAATGACAACTGGAAACCAAAACATGACAGCTACAGAAGTTTTACAAAGAACTGAAGAAAAAATGAGATTACTTGGCCCCGTGTTAGGCAGATTACAATCTGAACTATTGCAGCCATTAATTACTAGATCATTTAATTTATTATTTAAAAATAATAAACTACCGCCAATCCCAGAAGAACTTGGCGATCAAGATGTAGAAATTGAATATGTATCTCCATTGGCAAAAGCACAAAAGAGCCAGGAGCTATCTTCAGTTATGAGAGGAATAGAAATATTTGGCTCTATGCAAGCTATAGCTCCCGTGTTTGATTACATAGATATTGATGGTTTAGTTTCTCACATCCAGGAAGTATTAGGATTGCCAGCTAAAATTATGAGATCAAAAGAAGAAGTGCAGCAAATGCAACAGCAAAAACAACAACAAGAAATGGAACAAATGCAATTACAACAAGCTCAACAAGTAGCAGAAAGTGCTGGTGCGGTAGCTCCAGCTTTAAAGGTTCTAAATGGACAATAAAGATATTAAAGAATTAGAACTTGCTTACAAACAAACTTTCGGATCTGAAACTGGAGAAAAAGTTTTAGAAGATCTAAAAAAAAGATGCAGCTTTTATACTACGTCACACGTTAAAAACGATAGCCATGAAAGTGCATTTTTAGAAGGAACAAGATATGTAGTCTTGTTTATTAATAATATGCTCAACAAAAAACCATCGGAGGATAAATGAGTAGTGAAACAAACCAGGTAGCAGTTGAACCAACAAGTCAAGTGTCTGTAGAAACACCAGTAAGCGATACAACATTAACAGCAGAAACAGTAGCAACAGATTGGAAAGCTAGTCTATCAGAAGAAATAAGAGCTGATAAATCTTTAGAAAATATTAAAGATATAGAAGGTTTAGCAAAGTCTTATGTTCATGCACAAAAATTAGTAGGAGCTGATAAAATTCCAGTACCTAATAAATTTGCAACAGAAAAAGATTGGGATGCAGTTTATCAAAGACTTGGCAGACCCGAAGATGCTACTGGATACAAATATGATTTGCCAGAAGATCAAACAATAAATCAAGAAGTATTAAACAATTTTTCAAATCAAGCTCATAAACTTGGATTACTTCCTGGTCAAGCAAATGGTGTTGTTAAATTTTATAATGATATGCAAGCAGCCAGTTTACAAGAACAAGATAACGTAGCTGTAGCAGCTAGAGAAAACAGTACCAAAGAACTAAAACAAGAGTGGGGTCAAGCATACGAACAAAAAATTAGCCAGGCTACTAATCTTGCAAAAACTGTTGGAGCTAACGAATTGTTTAATACTAATTTAGCAGATGGAACTAAACTTGGAGATCATCCAGTTATGATTAAAGCATTTGCAGATTTAGCAGCAAAAATGGGAGAAGATAGTATTACGCAATCTTCTGGGCCAAATTATCAAACACCAGCACAAATAGAAAAAGAAATTGGAAATTTGACACAAGAAGGTTCTGCTTATTGGAATAAAAAACATCCTAACCATGATGCAGCTGTTAAAGAAGTTTTAGCTTTACGAGAAAAAAAAAAATCAAGTATAGCTGAAATATTGGGATAATCGATAGACCCCAAAAGACATTAGGAAAGACTAACATCTAAAAGATGTAAAAGCCAGGTTTAGACCCGCAAGGATAATCAGCCGTTTAACTTAAACATAAACATAACCAAGAGGAGAATAGTATGTCTATTCAAATAACTACTTCTTTTGTAGAGCAGTATAGTTCAAATGTAACTATGCTTTCTCAACAAATGGGAAGTAAATTAAGAGGCTCTGTGGATGTGGAAAATATCAATGGCAAAAATGCGTTTTTTGACCAGGTAGGCGTAACTGCTGCTCAAATAAGAACGAGCAGACATGGCGATACACCTCAAATCGATACACCCCACTCTAGACGGAGATTGAGCTTGGCAGATTACGAGTGGGCTGATTTAGTTGACGATGTTGACAAAGTTAGAATGCTTGTGGATCCAACAAGTTCATACGCTAAAGCAGCGGCAGCAGCTATGAACAGAAGTATTGACGATGTAATTATTACAGCGATGAATGCCTCTGCTAATACTGGTGTAGCTGGTGGTACATCTACTGCTTTACCTTCAAGTCAAAAAACTGCAACTTCAGATCAATCAGATGGTTTGACTATTGCTAAACTTTTGGCTGCGAAGAAGATCCTAGATAATAACGATGTAGACCCTTCATTGAAGCGTTTTATCGTTTGCGGGCCACAACAAATATCAGATCTATTAGGTACAACTTCAGTTACAAGTGCTGACTTTAATACAGTTAGAGCTTTATCAACTGGAGAAGTTAATTCATTCCTAGGATTTGAGTTTATAATGTCAACAAGACTAAACAAGGATGCAACTAATACTACTGACAGATTAGTTTTTGCTTATACTGAAGATGCTATTAAATTAGGTATCGGTAAGGATATTGGAGCAAAAATTTCTGAAAGAGCTGACAAGTCATACAGTACGCAAGTTTACTACAGTATGAGTTTAGGCGCAGTTCGTATGCAAGAAGAAAAAGTTGTGCAAATCCCTTGTCATGAAGCATAATAGGAGGATAGAAATATGGGAACTAAAAATACTGATCTAGTAGCAAATTTCGAAGCATCTCCTTCAGTTGCTAACAACTCTGCTGAATTACATGGCGTTTTAAGAACAGCTCATGGAACAGTAGAATTAGCTGCTGGCGATAGTGATGATGACGATATTGTTATGTTAGCACCTATTCCTTCAAATGCTGCTGTACCAAGTTTATTCATTGGTTCAGACACTTTTGGTGGATCGTGTACTTTCAATGTAGGGATATACACTTCAGCTGGAGTAGTTAAAGACGAAGATGTATTTGCAACTGCGGTAGCTGATGCTGCTGCAATGGCAGATGTTCGTTTTGAAGCTGCTGATATTGATACAGCTGGGAAAAAGATATGGGAATTAGCTGGAGACAGCTCTGATCCAGGAGGCTATTACTATATAGCAGCTACTATGGCTGCTGCTGGTGGTACTGCTGGAACTATGTCTTGGAACATTCACTACATTGTGAACTAAACCAAATAGTTTTGTTTGGCGGATGAAATATTCCGCCAGGC